CAAATATGTGGAGAATTTCAAGGAGAAGAAGAGAAAGTTGGAAGATCGGCTCCAAGTGAGGGATGATCTCTTGAAAGGTCGTGAAAAACTTATGGATGATTTTGAAGATAACATCACCCTCGCTCAGCTCCAGAGGCAGCTCTTGGAGTAGGTAGATTACCTAGAACCAAGAAGAACTCTTTTCTTTTCCCCAGTGGTGTTCCAGTTCAACCTTTTGTCCCTCAATTTCTTTGTAGTGTCTATTTTGAAATACAGGATAATCGTTTAATGTTTTAAATCTCATCTTAAAAATCTCATGAAACCATTTTCAAATTGCATGGTTCTATAACCTGTGTAATATAAATGCATTTTCCATACTCCATTTCTCGGTTTATAAGGTATTGAGTCTTTAATTTTAACTTTAATGAAGGTTTTATCAGATTTTGTATTGCTAAAATCAAAATAACCAGTTGGATTGGGGTCTCCTGGATTTAAAGCAAACGTATACGTATATATATGGTGATGTTTTGGTAAAGATAAACTATTTTTAGAGGTTGTATAGAATCTGAAATACTTGGGACCATTTTCTAAAGTTCTAATTACTTGCTCACCATTAATATATAAGTCTATATCTGAAACGTTATCATACTCAGAATATATATCATCCACCAACTGTCCCACTGGAATGACAGACGATAAGTTGAAACGGTTTGTGTAGTTGGCATATTGGGGGTATGTAGTTCCATTGAAAACTGATAGATTCTCTAGACCATAGACAGTATCAAGAGGGTTGAATTCTTTTTCAAAATCACTGTTTCGTATAAACCAGTGAAGGGTTTTCACGGGTATGTCTGGAACTAAGTTTGCCACGATCTCGTTCATGGGTGGTTTGTTCTCATATGAGGGGTGTATACCAACAAATTCAGTAGTTATGATTTGTGGTTCTTTCACCATAAATAAACGTTCATCATTTGACAGTTTGATTTCATCGGTTATTAAATTGAAGTAATCTAACTTTATATCACTTTGTGTAGGTGTAAAGAACGTCTTTTCATGGAACTCTATTTCGAATTCCATTTTTTGTTTATGTATCGCACACAATGGAAAGTATGGTTTTTCAGATACATTGGGATCGAAACGACGGGAAAAGAAGAATCTTAGTGGTAATGTCATTGGAATCATTCTTTTGTGTATATTTTGGAAGGCTGAGTTACTAGCCCATATTTTATGTGACCATCCACGATTAAGGTTAAGTTCCGACATCTTTTCTTCATCTACATCTTGGTAGATGTTATGGTATATGACATTCCAATCGGAGTCTATTTTTTCAACTAGAATTTCATCCACGAACATGCTCACACTTTTGATTAGATGATAGCCAATCATGGGTGCATATCTATCCAAATCCCCTGGTGTTTCAGATGGAAATGCTGGTAAGGGTATCGTTATAGCCATATTTGATAGTAGATCACCCATTAGTTTAGGATTGTACTCAACTTTTATCTTTTTACCCCACGGCCAATTAGATTCATTCTCGGTATTCTGTATAGTTTTGACAGATTGTTTTATGTAAAAGGGGCTGTGCTGTTTATACGAGTTCTTAAAAAATGAATTGTCCAAGTTTTTGGAAAGTAGGTGAGTGTCCTGCTTTCCAATAGCTTTTAATGAAATTTCTGCAATTTCACTACTCATACTCTATACATATAGAATAGCTTTAATACTTTTCACAAGTAGTCATAATGTGATCTATCTAGTACGTATATGGAATTTCCATTAGTCGGTGTAAATGCAGGTATATTCGCTGGGTTGGTGCCAGCATAACTATTCTGCGCTGCGTAAGTAACAGCTGTATTTGGGAACATAGATTTCGCTTGGAGTTGCGCGCCCGCGGCGTCGGAGGCCGATGAATGATTACCTGGTTGGTGAAGTTGATTACCAGGGTAAGAAGCCCAAGTTGTTGTCGTGTTATTACCACCGTCGGTCCAGTTTCGATTAAAGCCACCCCAGCTGACAAGTTGGAGATCAGGTAGACCATCTGATCCAATAGCCCCGTTTGTCCTATGAGTGTTTATGTTATAAGTACCGCTACCAGTGTATCTATATACACGCAATCTTGCTTTCATTTCGTGCGTTCTTCGCCAATAATATGTATAATTATAGCCCACTCGCTGGGTGATGGTGCCGCCGAAGAACCCGGGAATCGTTATATAAATGGGCTCGGATGTTGGTGACCTCCATTGCGATGGGTCGTTAGATGTGAAATGCCCAGATACGGAGAAAATCATCTGTGTGTTGTTTGCACTAGAAGGAAGATATACTCGGCTATAGAAGTTTTGACCATATTCTGTATACTTTACAACGGCCACAGTGTAGCTGTTATAGTCTTCGATAGTGAGAGAAAAGCCGCCTACACGACCTATAAGTCCTAGTGACCGCCCACTTAAATTTTGAGATCTATGGGTAATTGATGCATGTGCTATGATAGTACATTGACCTTCTCCACTGGAAGGGGTGCCAAAGTTGTTAGTGATTGTGTAAGTATCACCACCAGAGAGATGACTGGCGTTTCTTTGGACTTGAACGCTGTCAAAATAGTTCCGTATATCACGAGTCGCGACTTGTTGTGAAGCATTATTATTACATTTAGGTCTGTAAGAGCGTGTAATTTTCGTAATATTTCTACCAGCAACATTCTGAGTTGATGTAGAATCTGCCCACGTTAGATTACTATTCCACGGACTCTGGCTATCTACGAGAGGTTCATAAGAACAATACGCCTCTATGGTTTGAGAAGGTGAAAATGATATCGCGTTAACTGTAACGGTTCTACTTCGCATGAGTGAATTACCACCCAAAACTTTACTCGTAGCTGTCCAATTCACGGTATATGAACCAATGGTACTCGTGTTAAGATTACCCGAACTATATACTGGTGTATTTGTTGTATCTGTATTAATATAGTCGCTGCCTGCGTCTGTATACGAGTAACATTGGGTTACGTATCCACCTAATGCAGTCAACGTAAAACTGGCGGTGGCTCCACTAGTACTGTACACTTGAATAGTTCTCGTTACGGTTCCTGTATTAAGACCCCTGTCTGTAGCTGAATAAGTAATTGTATATACACCCGGTGTTGACATATTAACTGTACTATTTGTGCTATACGAGAGGTTTTGGTCGGGTGCATTAATAGTGATTGGTGGATTGGGTATTCCTAGAGATCCACCATAATTTTGAACCACCTTAATATAACTAGGTCCTTGTAGATTTAGAACAGGTGCGACAATATCATCTTCAACAGTAATAGTTCGTAGATTAGTTCCCGTGTTACCAGCGCTATCTGTTGCAGAATACGTCACGACATATGTACCAGCTTGAGAAGTGTTTACTGCACTCACTACTGTTCCATTAAACGTTACAACTTGGGTAACTGTTTCACCACCACTGGATGTAGCACCATATTCTGTGTATGTTTCCGCGTAACCGGTTGTTGAATTATAAAATATATCAACTGGATTGTAACTAGAATTGTTTAATGTTATATTTGGTGCACTAGTATCTCTAGTATAGGTGACCTGTCTTATAGCAGTCCCTGTGTTACCAGCGGTATCTGTTGCACTATAAACCACATTGTAAGTTCCTTCTGTTGTTGATTGAATTGCGCTAGTGTCTATACTAACTGTCTCACCATCTGACGTGGCACCGTATTCTATATAAGGCTGTACGTATGTGGGAGTAACAGAGTCGTTAAATATCAAGTTAATTGGATTTGCACTTGCATTATTTAGTGTTATAATCGGGTCTATGTCATCTTCTGTGACTATAACAGTCCTAGTTGCAGTTCCTATGTTTCCAGCAACATCGGTTGCTGTATAGGTAACCGTATAAGTACCTTCAGACGTGACATTCACCGTGCTACTGTCTATAACGACAGTTTCACCACTGTCTGCTGTGGCCCCATATTCTACATATGGTTCTGAATATGTAGGTGTAACTGAGGTGTTGTATATTAACCTCACTGGATTTTCATTTGGATTTGTTAAAGATATCACAGGTGCTACAATATCTTGTTTGACTGTGATTGTTCTCGTATTAGTTCCCGTATTACCAGCGGTATTGGTTACGGAGTACGTTACAACATAAATACCCTCAGTGGTCGGACTTACACTACTTACACTTACAACTGTTCCTCCACCTATTGGGGACCTAGTGATGGTTGTAGTTATAGCTTCACCACCATAGGATGTAGCACCATGTTCTGTATAGGATTGTGAAACTCCATTTGCGTTATTGTAAAACAATTTCACATTATTGTAAGATGGTGTATTCAATGTTATCATTGGAGAAGTGGTATCTCGTGAAACTATTACACCTCTGTAGTTAAATCCTGTATTCCCAACAATATCAGTCGCACTATAAGTAACTGTATATGTACCAGGTGTAGTTGTATTCACTGAGCTACTGTCTATCGTAACTACTTCACCATCATCTGATGTGGCACCAAATTCTATATAAGCTTGTACGTATGTAGGGGTAATTGAATCATTGAATACTAGGTTGATTGGATTTGCGTTTGGGTTAGATAGTGTTATTAACGGAGCTGCTGCATCTCTTGTAACGTTTACAGTTCTGGTTGCAGTTCCTACATTATCACTGACATCCGTGGCTGTATATGTAACTGTATATACACCTTCAACGGTTGGATTTACTGTAGTGACCGATACGACTCCGCCGCTGTTGATGCGAGTATAAGTAGTGACTATGGTTTCACCTGTATCAGCTACAGCGCCATATTCTGTATAAGCTTGAAAGTATACAGGGTTAACTGAATCGTTGAATATTAGATTTATTGGATTTGCGTTCACATTGTTTAGTGACACCACGGGAGGTACCGTATCAACAACATTAACTGTTCTTGTAAATCCTCTGTAATTTTTATTTCCATGTTCATTGACCACTGCATATTCAAACGTATATGATCCAACAGTATTTACATTTAAATTATTACTACTATCAAATGTTAAATCGGGTGATAGAGTAATTCCTGGATCAGAATATGGTTGATATCTCTCATGTATTACAAGCTCGTTGCCGTTAAATACATTATCAACAAATGGTCCAGGGAAATCTTTTAGGTTCCCGGAACTTTCACTCTTTCCGTTAGAAATCAAAGGATAAATGATCCGGACTGTTCCATTTTCTATTTTCATAATATTGTAACTTTTAGCATAAACTGATAGATCATGTTGATGTGTCCAACCCGTTTTAAATCCTTCTACGGTCAATATTTGATTGTTTATCGTTGAAAAGTTTAACTGACCCGAAGGTTTCCAAGATTCTGGACGGGTGGCGAAGCTCCACATGTATATGCGACGGTTAAGTGCGGTATGTGTATGATACTTTGAAGATGGGATAGCTCGTAAGAAATGTGATGGAAATTCACCCACACCTTTTTTTGGTATAACTTCTTCATCATCTAATTTTAGTGACAGGGACTTTATGGATTCCATGACTGGTTGTGAATATTTACTTGATGTGAATACGTTGTTCGTTTCTCGGTTACCGTAGTTTCTTACAAATCCATCAAAATCGGTTACACCTTGGAAAAATGATATTTGACTTGCATTTACGTTAGAATCTCTTAACAGGTCTAGAGAGCGTTTGTTACTTTTTTGTACCACGAAAAACAATTCTTTGACTGGATTACAAAAATTTAGTTTGAACTTGTTATTTTGTGATTCTTGTACAAAGTCATTGTCGTAATTGATTCCTTGATACTCCATCCAGTTGAATTTATTGAGTTGTAGTTGTGTTATAATCTGTGTGGTGGAAGTATTTTTTATTCTATTTCGTTCAAGTTTATCAAGATGTATTAACTCTAACTTTAGTTTACATGTGTCAATTTCAATATCTATATCTCTGTAATCTTTTGGAGTAACTATATCTTTGGAAAATAGTTGGACATTACCACAACTTTCATCCTCTTGTGCTTGTGTGGTTGGTAATGCGTTTATTAATGGATCGAATGATGTATCTTTAAAAGGTAATTCAGATGAGGGTTCCCAGTCTGCATTACTCGCTGATACAGCTATGTCATTACCATCAATCGTTGTTGTTATTTTATCGGAACCAAATGATGCATCTGCATCTTCATCAATTTTTTGTGATATTATTGACTTAAATTCAAAATTACCCGAATCATTGAGTTGATAGACTGACACCCACCCACCATTTGTTTCGGTCGGTGATTTATTCAGACCTAAAGTTGTATTGGAATCTGCACCTACTATTAAGGTTTTATCATCATCACTGAGATCAAGGGTTTTACCAAACTCCCATCTTTTTTGTATAGGATCATTCCAAGAAGTGTACAATGGCTGTACCAATTTTCTAGCGCGTTCGGTTCTATCGGCCAAGCTCGGTAGTTCTGGGTATATAGTTTGATGTAATTGATATCTTCCACCAGGTTCAACCATGTTGATACTATTACCCATCCCGGGATGAAATTCACAGTAATAATAAAGTGTAGTACCAACCTGACTAATGGGAACTGTAAATGTTGTTTTAAAAGTACCTTCTGGTGCACCAGGATACGGATACACTGTATTGGTAATTGTACCATTAAATATATATTCGGATCCATCTCCGTGGGTACCATCACTCGTCTCGGAGAATTTAAATGGGTGTGCAGGAACATATCCACCTACAGTCGGATTATTGAATGTATACGTTACACCCCCAATAAGCTCAATTGTGGGGTTTTCATCTCCATTTACGTAAAATTTACCATCCGAAGCCGTTATGTTGTATATAGAAGTAATTGCAGATGTACTTGTTTTTTTGTAGACATGGATACGCCCAACATTCCAATCTACGTTTTCGGTTTTAGTAAACGCTAATCTCGCTGCCGGAACCCAGTTGGGCTCTGATACGATTAACATCTGACTCGTTCTAGATATAGCAATTTTCTCACCAAAATTGAAGTTATATGTGGGAGTATCTGGGGGGTTCAGTGTCTGTACAAGTGAAAATGTTTTATCCCAGTCCTGTTTATATTCTAGATAGTATTCCCAGTTATGAAAGTTCCACTCATATATTTGCACACCACCAAGTAGACTTTTATATTCTACGTCCCTGATATAACTATATGCAACTGTAAGATTTCTTACGTGTCCCCAAAAGATAGCGAACCGCCCATTGTCTTGCTCTGCCGTACGCCCATTTAAAAAATTGGATCTATATTGATCCGTTTCCCAGTAATCACTCATTTGTACGTCGGACCTCCTTTGATCCACATCGGCGTTGCTATCTGGACGAAGACCGGTGCCCTCGATCGGACCAGTTAAAGATAGAGTAGCACTTAATGGTATTCGTGTATTAGGCCAGGCGAGGCGGAATACACCCCCGAAGTTATCGCTTCTAACTCCGGAGGTCCAATAATTCGGTCCTTGGGTATCAGGAGATCCGATAGTATAACCAGGTACAGATGGCGCGTACGTTGGAAATGACGCCCTACCATTTAAATCATTCGGTAACCACGTAAACATCCGCAAGTCGGTAGGCCAGTTGGGATAACCCAAAGTTGCTACAATTGCCTTACCCGCTGATGTTATTCGTGTAACTTTACCAAATCCTCTAATTTGGGGGGACGCGCCAAACGGCAACTGTACATTCCAATTCCCACTTCCGTTCGATCCGGTATAATTCGGTGGGTTGAGCCATGGCTCATTCATAGAACTCATAAATTTGGGTTCAAGCACACCCATATTACTATATCTCGAATCTCTTGCATAACCATGCATAGGCCAATGTAGTTCAAGCATACCTTCAGCAACGACATCACTAGAAATAACTTTCCCAGATTCAATATTTTCGAGTTCAATTAGTCGGTCGCGCAACGTCGTTGAGTTAATAGAATTAAGATGCGTATCAGGATCCCATGCATCGTTGTATCCTTGTCCAACTGGAAAGTGTCTAAATATACGAATGCACCCTGAGCCGAGTCCAAATGAGCTTGAGAATGGGTCATCTTGATTTACAAAAGATGGGAAAGTGGACGGTGTAAATATACGCCCATACGAGACATACATTGGCTCAAAAATTGTGCCATCAGTTGGACCGCTCGTTATGGCGAATACTTCTCCTAATTCTAAACAAGCAGCTACTAATCCATGGTTCAGCCAATTAACTGGTACAGCTTTTTCATTTCCCTTACCTATATCCGTAAATGGGGTCGTACTTTGGTAGTACGAGGCTTCAACTTGATGATTAAACGCATCTCTTAGCATGTTTGGACCCGTTTTTTCCATTGAAAATGATGTACACGTAGTTAAGTGTGGATAAACTGTATCCATTATTTCTAGTGTCTGTGTACTCATATACGGATTTATTAACATAGCATTTTTAGAAAATTCTTTGTCACCTGTTTTAAGACGCATAGCAATAGAACCACTTGGTAATCCCGGAAATGAATGAAACATCGTTTTAGTCAGATCTGCACAAGTAAAGTGTTCTGGAATAGCACCTCTGATATCATACCATTGTCTTACATCGTAAGTATTTTCTAGAAAGTCAAACATTGACCATGTTGGTTTTTCGTATGTATCTGAATATGGGTAGTAATCACGAGTTGTATATTTTTTCGCATATTTATGAATACCTAGACCATTTTGTCCCAATTTGGCATTTTTCATGCTCGCACCCGGATTATCATACCACGGAACTTTATTATACTTGAAATAAGAATAATTGGTTCTATTCCAACCCTTAATCATTTCCAGAAAGATTACATTTTTATCGGGAATCCAACTCCCATCGTAATATGTAGGAAACGGGAAGTTAGCCGAATCTTCTCTGTAAATATCTGGAGTTTTGGAAAATAAGATATCTTTTAAATCTCTGAACTTTATTTCAACTTCGACTTCCTGTTTTGTGATTGCACACAATGGTAGACACAATTCTGACGTCTTATAAAAATAAAACGGTAAATCAATCTGAAAATCAAATTTTTTCTGTGTATGCTTTTGAGAAAACGTTTTTCTACAGCCATACCAACTAGAAAATGTAGACGATGGTATTAGTCCGGTGAGATTTTCAATACCTTCTTGTTGTCTGAAGTTGTTAAAGTAAGTATTACTGATCGTGATATAAGTTGAATCTAAGCGTTCAATTTTTGTACCACCTATGATGAGATCTGCATATTCTATAAGGGCTACTCCAGCTCCATCCTGATAGTATAAATTCCATTCAGGTGGAATATCATCAGCTTTAACAACGAGGGTTATAGTTTTAAGTAGGTCACCCGCATTTTGTGGTATTGTGAATCTAACTACTTTACCAAATCCAATATTTTCTCTCTTAGGGTTAAGTTCCGTGTAATTAACCGAAAAATTTGGGCGTTTGGTTATTTTCTTATGAAACAATGTACTCTCTGGATTCAGGGATAGATATTTATCATTTTCACCGTACGTTACAACATCTAACCTGCCAGCCATTAATATATCAACACATTAATATTTTAAGCCGCATAACCCATTGCTAAACCCAATCACGTTATAATTTACAGCATAAAGGTACAACTTTGTTTTGTGTAGACTGTTCCACACTGTATAAATAGAATTGGGATCGGGGGTTTTAAATTTAAACGTAAACTTTTGGTGTTTTATACGGCTAAAATTTATATGTCCAGTTGGATCATGTGTATTGGGATCAAGACACAATGGGTATACGTAAAATAAACCATTTTTAACTTTGAATGTCTTGAACCAGCCTAAAGTTGTTTGATTTGCTCCACCTGGTCCGGGTAAATTACGAACGGCTTCAAGTGATAATATTTCATCGAGTTGAATAAATGTTTGGTTATAATGGGATGGGCTCCTATGCCATGTCAAAGACTCTTCCACTATATCACTAGGTGATTTATACTTATTTAAGAACTGGTAAGACGACAAGTCGTTGTGATCACCACTAAACAAAACTTCATTGTTAATTTTCATATTCGCATAATCAAGTTCTTCATATATATTAGATCTATTTGTTAGTTTTACCCATGAATCATGTTGAAGAAAGAACATAAATTCCCGTAAAGGGTTTTTAAAGTTGCACATAAAAGAGTGTTCTTTATCAATGTCATCAGATTCTATAGTTTTAGTTGCTAGTTGAGTTTGTGTTATTACGTATTCAATTGGTCTAGACTTAAAAAATGCCTTTTCTTCATCCATTAGGTGATGATAATCTACATTTAACGAAATTCTCTTGATTTTAAGGTTTTCGGAATAGTCTACGGGCATGTGCGTAGTTCTAAATCCTACATGTTCCCTCATTTTCACTTGTACTTCTAAATTTTGTTTATACATAGCGCACACGGGTATTGCGAGATGTGAGTGGTTATAAAAATAAAACGGCAAATTTAAATACAGTGGTATAGTTGGTGAAAAATGTGAATTTACGTTATAAGAGTCCCTATACAAAATGTCTAAGTCATCAGTTTCAATTGATCTCAGTTTGTGATATATTGATATATAATCCGTTGTCAATCTATCTATACGTTGCCCACCCAAAAACAAATCCACGTACTCAATATTTGCTCTTACAAACGAATCGTATACATTTGACGTTATTTCTTCATCCACAAATATTTTTAGAGTCATATTTGATATCATATCACCAGCTGAGGTTGACACGGGGCATGATATTTTTTGACCTCGCACTAGATCCCCATTAAATGGCATTTCAAGTATCTGTGTAGTAAATTTTGTATATCTAGAGAAGCGTGACAAAAAATACGACATCTGTGGATTACCCGTCAAACAGGCATCCTGTAGACCAGTAATAACTATATCAGATCTACCAGCCATCCTTATAAAGTGTAAAGTTTAATTTTTTAATACTAATCATCTACAAGTAGATCAATTTCCTTCTCGTATGTGTGTGAGATTAGAACTGATTTTAGATCTCTTGAGAATGTCCTATATTTCTTTGGTAATTCACTCCAAAGACGTTCGTTAGAAACAAATGCGTCAACAGCTCCATCTCGCAACAAGGGTTCGAGAAGTAACCAATTTGGTTCTGTATATTTGATTCTGTTACACCCTCTCGCAAACTTCCTGGCGTATATATACCACGCACCAATACTTCTGTATATATGTATAGGTCGTTTACGTTGTTCTAGACAAACTCTGAGTGAAGGAACGATAAATGTATGAAACTTTGTGAAACCATCCATACAGATTCGTTCTAAATGATCGTTATTATATGCAGCGGATAACCGTTCTTCTATTGTTTCAACATATTCGTCTATGTCAAAGGGTAGATCCATTTCAATTGATGGAACAATCTCTTCACTTTGTAGTAGTTTAAAATGTTTCAAATGTGCTTTGTCACTCATAACTTCATCAAATGTGTTGTATCCCGACAGAACGCCTAGATAGGCTAGAGAGGTGTGCCCACCATTGAGGATTCGGATCTTGGTTTCTTCATATGGTTCAAGATTCTTTGTTATAGTAACACCGACCTGAGTAAGATCTGGAAATTCTGCGGCAAAATCATCTTCTATGACCCATTGGGTAAATTCTTCTGTTTGTATGGCTGTTTTTCCATAACTCGGAAAAAGTTCCTCAACTTCAAAACGTAATGAGTCGTGTGTACGTGGAGTAATTCTATCAACCATACATGATGGAAATGAGACATTTTCTCTCACCCAATCAGCAAGTTCATTCTGATTAGTCTGATACAAATATGCTAGGAACTGTGCTTCGAGAGCGCGTCCATTTTGGCGAATGTTGTCACAACACAAGATGGTGATTGGTGAGTTTCTGTTTCTGAGACCGCATGCGAGGTATTCAAACAGGGGAGACCCAGGTGCATAGCCACTTTCTGTAACAGTGATTGTTACGAGTTTTACACTTGATAAGACGAGCATATGTTTTGCTACTGTCCTATTCTTAGTCCAATCTATGTAGTCTAGGTGTGACCTAACTAGACGATAAGAGGATGGAGTTTTTACAATGTAGTTATCAATTTCCCGAAAGCCTTCATTTCGGAGATTGACGGCTACGATACCCCACCGGAGATCACCAGTTTTCTCCATATAGTCATCTATATAGACGGCCTGGTGTGCTCTGTGGAAAGCTCCGTATCCAATGTGTACAATACCTGTTTGACAATCACTCTTATCGTAAGAGGTTTTGTACATTCTGACATTAGGACAGAAATTTTTAAGTGACTTAGACAAAAAGATTTACGAATATATAAGTATGGATGAACTATTAGAAGTTATGCAACTAATTGACAAGAATTCAGATAAACTATCAGAAGGAGATTATTTAGACATATGTAACCGTTTAAAAAGGGCGTACAGTAAGCGTGCTGACCCAGAGTTTTTCTTTGATTACGACAATTTTTCTATACAACCACTTGGTCCTACAAGGGAAGTTTACGATTACTTCCGTAACTATTACATGGATCAGGGAATTGGATTGGATTCTGATTATATAACTGGTCAAATGGATTATTTGCGTAAAGAATTAGAGGGTACTCACATTCTAAAGAGAAGAACTAAGTACATCCAAGAGACGAGTGTTAGACATTACTGTTTATCTAATAACTTGGATCCAGACGATTACATAAATTACACTGTACGTGATTCGGAGGGGGTAGATCGTAACAGTACGTGGGAAGATACACTTGAACGTCTACATCTTACCAACGAGGATGTTATGAGTATGGCCAAGACATATATGCAGATAGAGAACACATTTAGGGAGAAATATCGTAACGCAATTGAAAGACGCCTCGAAAAGTTAGAGGAAGCTGACGACAAACTAGATGAATTATAGAGCTTAAAACCTAAGTGTGAATTAAAAAACAAGAAAATAACTTTCACACCATGGATAATCTTAAAAGTATTATGCAAAGTCTTGATGAAATTTCCAGTATGATCCCTGAGGGTACGTATCTGGAAATGGCTGATAATTTAAAAAGGGTTCATGAGAATCTACCTAAAAATGAGGATCCCCCCATCATTGACA